CCGCCATTGAGACGCCCTGAGATGTTGGTGTGTAATAGGAAACCCAGGGATAGACAGAGGATTAGGAAGTTATGGTCATTGTTGCCGTTGGGCAACGGAGTACAATACGACGTGCACGAGGCGGATGTAGGGACAGCATTGCGGGGATTGCAAACACGGGTATTTTACCATAAAGAGGGGGGCGAGTGGGTTCGACCTGCCCGTCCTAGGTACACCAGGGTAAAACACCTCCTTAGGAAGGCGAAGAAGAAGCTGTTGCGGAATTGTGCACCGACCGCTCCTATAACTAGGGATGAATTTCTCGAGTATTATAAGGGCCGTCGCCGCAAGGTGTACAAGCATGCGATAGAATCTTTGTTAGTTGACCCAGTAAGGAAACGTGATTCGTATATTCAAGCATTTGTGAAGGCTGAGAAGCTCAATACCTCCAAGAAGGTAGATCCTGATCCTAGGATCATCCAACCACGGAACCCCAGGTATAATGTCTGTCTCGGCTGCTACATCAAGCCAATGGAACATCGCATTTACGGAGCGATTGATGAAATGTGTGGTGGCCCTACTGTCATGAAAGGTAGGAATGCTGACGACAGAGGTAAGGCTATTGCCGACGCCTGGCATTCCTTTAAACGGCCAGTGGCAGTGGGGTTAGACGCACACCGATTCGATCAACATGTGAATGTTGCCTGTCTACAATTCGAACACATGATCTACCACATTCTCAGTGGCTTTGACCCAATACTGAAGAAATTGATGAGTTGGCAGTTGAGGTTGAAGGGATTTGTCTACTGCGCTGATGGTGATATTAAATATGTGAGTGAGGGAGGGCGTGCTTCAGGTGATATGAACACGGCCCTAGGCAATGTCTTGCTCATGTGCTGTATCGTTAAAGCGTATTTGATTGAGGTTGGGGCTGATGTCCGCCTCATCAATGACGGTGATGATTGTGTTTTGATTTGCGAAGAGGAGACCCTACCATTACTAGACGGACTCACTGAGTGGTTCAATGAGTTTGGGATGGTGCTAAAGGTAGAGCAACCAGTTAAGGAGATTGAACACATTGTGTTTTGTCAAAGTCAACCTGTGGAGGTGCACCCTGGTCAATACCGGTTGGTGCGGGATCCTCGATTAACTTTGGCAAAAGACTGTGTTAGTACCAAACCTCTGCAGCATAAAGCTGATTGGGACTATTACCGTAAGGCGATCGCAGATTGTGGATTAGCGCTTGCGGGGGATGTACCCATTTTCAATGAGTTCTATTCAGCGCTTGGTCGAGGGGCTCAATCCGACCGTGAGGTGATCTTTGATACTGGAATGCAATTCTTATCTGTTGGTATGGAACGGAAGTACCAGGAGCCAACCAACTGTTGTAGAATCTCTTTTGATAAAGCATTCAACATTACACCTGATGAACAAATAGCTCTGGAGTGCAGGTATCGGGAGTGTGTTCCCGAGTGGTGCTACCCAGTTCAAGTTTCAAGGATTGGAAACCTAATTTCTACCGCCTGCTAGGCAAGCAGACGGTGCCAATCGTGCTGGCGCGTTAGCAACGTAAAATGCATGG